AGGCCAGCGCCGCCGGTGTTGATGACGCCGTTGGTCTGCACAAGAAATTTCTTGCCGGTGCAGGCCGCTCCGCCAGCGAAGCCGCCGTTGAATGCAAAGCTCGCCACGCCAACGTCGCTCACCATCGCGAACGCAGCGGCAAAATTCATCGGCGTGTTGGTAAGCTGGAATTGCGGCGGCGTGGACTGGTTCACGATGTCGATGCGACCGGAGCCGAAACAACTCAGCCAGCACGCTGGAGCATAGGTGTTGCCAAGCGGTGGCCCGCTGACCTTGAAAATATCAGTGCCAATGCCGTTCAAGCGGCACGTCCCGCCATTGTAGATCGTCATGTGGGTGCCGTTGGTCGGCCCCCAGTCGATGTTGTCGATGATCAGTTGCGTGGAGTTCGGCACGGCGATGCCGCCGCCATAGGCACCGAGATTGCCGACACAGCGGAAACCGCTGAGAACATTGTTGACGCCCTGCGCGACGAAGCAGACTTGCGCGATGGCGTTGTCACCGCAGGAGACGAGCGTATTCCCCGGATTGCCCTTGTTGCCTTGCCAGAGAACCGTGCCTTGACCCGAAACGGCGGGAAGAACGCATTGCCGGTAGTTGTTGGCATCCGCGACGTGGACCGTGACGTTGAAGCCGTTGAGATTGAATTTCGACACCGCGTTGCTGGCGCGCTGCAACGTCTTGAACGGACCCTTCGGCGCGGTGCCGACCGCTGCCTGTGATCCATCGAAGGTGTCGTTGCCGATATTGCCGTCCACGTAGTAGTCGAGCGCGGCGGTCAGATAGATCGGGCCGCCCGAGCCGGAGGCGTTGATGCCGGTCAGCACCCATTTGCCAAGACAATAGACGAAGGTCGCGATGCTGTTCTTGATCAGATCGTACTGCTGCAAGACGGTCCCATCAGGGCGCGTCACAGGCTTCGGCGATAGTGGATAGAGCGCCAGCGTGCTGTCGCCCGCGTTGCTTGCGCCGACCAGCAGGCGGCACACCATGCCGTCGTAATAGTCATCCGGCGCTGGCGCGAGATGGGCGACGTAGGCATTGGCGGTGCCGTAGTCCGTGGAGAAATTCAGCCGCTGCGACTGGATCGCCTTGCCGAGTTGCCGGAGGTCCGTGTTCTCTGGCGTGGCGATGCTGACATCGGAAATCAGGTTCACAATCTCGCGCTGCGGATATTCGATGCTCTCCGCTGGCGGGATCGACCCCATCGTTCCGGTCGAGGGATTGCCGTTGACATACGCCGCGTTCGGATCAGAGACGCCGTAAGGCTGATTATATTTCATGGCGTGCCCTCCATCGGATCGCCGGGATGCAAATTCGTGTAATCGAAAATGATGTGCGTGTGCGCTGGCTTCCAGCGGTTGAGCAGGCATTCCAGATCGTCGGCGAGCCCGATGCGCAGATGCGGATCGACGCCGGTCTGACCGGACGTGACGCGAAACCAAGTCAGCTTCGCCATGTGGACATGCACGGTCCAATAGTAGCGGTTCTCCAGCGGACCCAGCCCGTAGTTCGGCCACGCCGACAATTCGCCGTCAGAGACGTTGTGATCACCGGGCGGCGCGAGGATCGGCTGGCCCCACTGGTTGCGCATCGGATCAGGCGGCACGACGCCGATGGTTCGGCAATCACCGCAGCCATCCATGGCGATGAAGAACGGGCGATACTCGGTGATCGTGATCGTGTAGCCGAGCATCGCCGCCGCGTTGATGAAGAATTCGCGGCTCTGCGCGCCCCACAACGTCATGCGCATGACAAGCGCAAGCTGACGCTCCGCGATCGATTGCGGCGCGCTGTAGCAGGGATCAGGCAGACCCCAGTTGCGTTCCCAGTCCGGCAGCAATTCGACGGTCTGGCGCGGGTCGCTTTCCATCTCCAGCAATTTGCTGGCGCGGATTTCAAAATCGCCCCAGATGCGCGTCAGCCCGCGCACGACACGCATCAGCACGCCTTCCCAGTCGCGCGGCCACGCCTGCCCGAGCGGCAGATGCGCTTGCAGCGCGTCGGCATAGTCGTCGCCGGTTCTGGTGACGTGCTTGTCAGGCATAGAGAACGGTTCCTAAAACGGGCATGTAGGCTGGCGCTGGCATCTCCGTCGTCTCGAAATCGAGTTCGTGATTTTCCTCGCCGATCGCTTGGCTGATCGCCTCATCGACCCACGATCGGTACATGGTCTGGCCGGGCTTCGATCGCACGAACTCCATGTCCCTGATCGATGTCTCGATGCGTGCGCGCACGGTCGGATCGTCAGTGACCAGATTGCTGATGGTGATGTTGTAGAAGAACAGGATCGGAGCGAAGACGAAGCAATCGATCACGGTGACGGGCCGTTTGCTGTTGATGTAGTCGCTGACCATCTCGACATCGGCAGGCTGCGGCAGTCCGTAATTGTCGGGATAGGTGTCGTCCATCAGGAAGCGCACCGTCATGGTGCCGGGTCCGATTTCGCAGGCTGACCACGCGCGCGTGACGCCCGGCACCGCCATCGCCCACGCGACATAGTCGGCGAGGTCGCCGCCCATCGGCGGGTTCTGGATGCGGAACAGGATGCGCTCGCGAAGCTGATCATCCGTCTCGGTGTCGAAGCCGCCGCTGATGTCGCCCAGCGCTTGAGCAAGATCGACACCGGGGACCGCCGGGCTCAAATTCAGCGCGTCGCCATCGGGCAAATTGCTGATGCTTCCGGCGGTGAGCGCCGCCGCGTTTGCCGTGCCAGTGCCGCCCGAACCAATCTCGCCAGCCGTGGTCGTTTGATATTGGACGCCGTTGCCGCCGGTCATCAGCGTGCCGATCGGAATGATCGCGCCGGGATTGCCGCTGTTGTTGATGAACTCGACAACGCCGCTGGCGTAGGTCGCCGCCTTGCGACCCTTCGATCCGTCTGCGTTGACCAGCCAGATGTTGCCGTGACGATCGAGCCATTCCTGCTCTGCGGTGTCCGGCATCAACTGCTTTGCCAGCCAGTCGAGATACAGGAAGCAGAGATGCGTGAGCCCGGCCATCGCATCGCTCATGATGCGCAGCGCCGAGTTCGGGATCATGGCCTTCGCGCCAAGCTGCGACAGCACATAGTCGCGCGTCAGGCGGCGCGTGTCTTTGAGCGTTGGCGTTGTCCAAGGCATCTATCTGCCCTCCCGCAAATCGTCCCACAATTCGCTGTAGCGAAGCTCCACCGCTGTTCGCGGGCCGCGATAGATCGTGACGCCGACATCGATGCGCTGGGTGTCCACCTGCACCGAATTGACATCGATGCGCGAGGCGATCAGGCGTTGCGTGAAGGGCTTCATCGCATCGCGCGTCCAGCCTTCGGCGCGGGCCTGCGTCGAGCCGCGCCGCGCGTTCGGCCCGGTGATCTTCTCGCGCGACAACAGCCACAGCAGGCAGCCGACCGGCCAGCCGCCCCACAATTCGTCCGCGTCCATGTCGCCCCACCAGCCCCGGCGATCGGTCGCGTCTGGATCAGGCAACGGCTGTGCTTCCGGCGCGAGCATGTCGGTGCCGAGCGCGACAATCACGGCGGATTGCAGATCGTAACCATCCGCGAGCAGGTTCTGATCGGTCAGCAACCAATCGAGCGTGACCGCATAAGCGGGGAAATCGAGTTGCTGGAGATAGCGAATGTCGCTCATGTGGCCCTCGCTTCCAGTTCGGCGATCCGCCGCTCCAGATCGATGATGCGCTGCTCTGTCGCCAGCGGGTCCGTGTCCATCGATGTCGGCGGTCCCGGCTTCGTCGCGTTGACCAGCACCGCGCCGTCGCCGCTTGGCACCGTGGTCATGCCCTGACCGCCGCTGACGCCGTAGGCGGGATGGCTCGCATCTTCAGCGCCAAGATGGATTTCGCCCATGAACGCCCACTTCTTGGCCTGCTTGTCGTAATAGCCGACGACAGTGTCGCCGCTGCGAAACTCGATGCGGTTCGCAGTCGTGCGCATCTCGGTGTTGATGGTGTCGCCTTCGTGCTTGTAATTTTCATTGTTCGGCGCGCTCGCCATCTCAGCGAGTTCGTCAGGCGTTGCCTTGCTCAGATCGACGCCGCTGTCCGCCCATGACTTCAGGTTCTGGGATGGGCTGCCCTGATCGCGGTTCTGCTTTTGCTTCACGACATGGCGTATCGAGGCATAACGCTGCTTCTGCTGGCCGCCAGCTTGGGATGCGTACTGTCCCGGCGCATTGCCGTCGCCTTGGTCATCGAGCGCGAGCATGTGGATGGCGTCGCGACGGATCAGCGTCATCATGCCTTGGTCGTCAAATTGCGCGCTCTCGCCGGGCTTCAGCCCCATGGGGCGATGCCTGCGATCGTCCATGCCGATAATCACGGGATGATTGCGCTGCCCACCGATCAGGAGCGCGATGCCTTCCGCCGCCGGTCCCTGCATGGGCGAGCCGTCGCCGCCCGTGCCGCCACCACCGCCGCCACCTTGCCCGCCGCCCTGTTGCTGGTCGCGCGGCAGCGGCATCGTCGTGATGCCGTAGTTCTGCAATCGCTCCACGATTTTGCGGCCTTCAGAATTCATGCCGTCGAACGAAAGCTCCTGCATCATCGGATTGTCGTTCGCCTTGTTGAGCGTCAGGCGCAGGATCGAATGCATCGCGCGACCCGACATCTCCATCAGACTGTTGCGGTTCATTGACTGGCCTCCGCTTGTGCCTTTGCCGCTGCCGCCGCCAGCGCCTTCTGCTTCTCCATCGCGACCCGCGCGCTTTCCGCCGCCATCACGTTCATCGCGGCGTTGAGGTAGGAAAGCTGACCGTTCATGTGGATCGGATCGACCAGTTGCAGCGTGGTCGTGGTCCCGGCATCGCTCTGCTCGTAGACGCATCCGGCGCAGCCAAGCACCAGTTCGTTCATGATGAGCGAGGGCGACGTGATGCTGTAATACTCGCCAGCCTTCCAGACATCGTCGCTCTGGTTTTGATCCTTGAACCAGCCCTGCACCGTGATCTGCGCCTCGATGAAGCTGCCTTCGGTGAAGACCTTCTCCATCATCGCGCGCCGCTGCACACCGTGCATGGTGTCGGCAACGTCCATCACCGTGACCATGTAGCGATTGCGCGACGATGTACCCGGCTGGAAGGCGATCTGCTTGTTCTGGCTGTCGCCATAGGCGGCATTGCTGCCGTTGGTCTGGCCCATGGCATAGATTTTTTTGTAGACCATCTGATCGCGCAGCACGACGCTGGCGCGCAGGATGTTGACGCCCTCGACCAGATCGCCGGTCGAGATGACAGGGTTCTCTCCGATGGCAAGCAAGCCGCCATTCGCATTCGAACCGATGACGATGTTGCGCGGTTTCGCGTACCGCTCCAGCGCCATCATGATGGTTTCGCCGGGCTGGATTTGGATTTTCTCGAACGGCGTATTATCGACCGCGCCCATGGTCGTGAGCTTGATGCCGAGATGCGCCATCAGATCGGTCGCCAAATTCGACCATGACTGCCCGTCGTGCCCGTCCAGCTTCTCGATCGGCACCGACGAATTGGTTAGATCGACCGTGTCGCCGCAGCCGATCAGGCGGACGCCGTGGTTCTTTTCATCGAAGCCGACATGCCGTTCGGTGATGTAGCCAAACACGGCGGGCACGCCACCGATGTAGACGCGGACGATGTCGCCGGGGACGAATTGCACGGCATCCCAGATCAGCGGGATCGGGCTCTCCTCGCTGCATTCAAACTGGAATGTCGGGAACGGTTGCGTCACGCGCTGCTCGACGCGCACGCTTGTCCAGTTGGTGAACA